GATTCAATGCTGCCTTCTGGTTCATGGAAGACGCGAAACGCTTGAAATTGCCGAGAGACTACAGCCCAATGACTGCTGATATGTTTTCAGCCCTCGACGCAGCCCGCCAGTGGGGCAAGGCATGAACAACGGCCAAGCCGTAGAGCTCGAGACCGCCAGGCTGCGCGAGCTGCTCAAGGGGTACATGACCCACGTCCCGGACAAGGTCCGCGACGGGTCGCACAACCTGGCCGTCGAGTTCAAGAAGAGCGTGGCCGAGGCCGGCCGCGTGCACACGAAGCGCAACGTGAAGCTGTCCGAGCTGAACGCTGCGATCAACAACCTGGACCGCTATTGGAAATGAACACCATGGACACTTTCACCCAACCGAAGATCACCGGCTACCGACAACTGCGCGAGGCCGAGGTCGCGCTGATGAACGAGGGCAAGGCCCTGGCAGAGAAGTGCGGGGAGTACATCGCCAAGCTGCGCACGCACGACGGCCTCGTGGGCGAGCA